GCTCAACACATCGCTCACTCTCTGAATCTGGCCCGTATAGCTGGTTTCGGAATCATGTCTGGCACCCTGCCTTCCGACAATACCGTTACTATTACTTTTGAATCGGTCTACAACTCTACGACTCCTCTGACTGGTGCCGGCACAATGATATCTGATGCTTCTGCTTCGTGCGGGACAGCATCTGTCGGCACGGCCACTGGTAGTCTTGCAGCTATCTATTACATGGATTCCGGCGTCCCCGTTCTTTCAGGAAACACTGCTGATGGCACTGCGGTAGAAAGCACGGCCGCAGTCGTCAAGGCAAACAGCGATGGAAACTTTAAGGTGCGTATCCTTGCTTCTGGCGGAGGACAGACCAAAAATTCTACATTTAACATGTCTGAAGCTAGCACAAACTTCATTAGGAACCAGTTCAATACTAACCCACAATTAACCAATGGCTCATCTAGGGGCTCCATTGAGGATTCTACCAACTCTACTCATTATTGGTTGGGGGAAACTTATGAGAGATACATATCTGACAATAGCCTGACCGGCGCCAACATCTATGGTACCATTTTGGCAGTAGCGTCTAGCAGTAATGAATATGGCCCTCACGACAAAACAATGGCTTATCGTGATGCCCACACAGGCTGGTTCTTTGCTCAGAACACTGACGCGTCCTATTCAACTTACGAATATAGCAACATGGACAAATTGTTTAAGTTTGTCGGAATTAATGGCCATGGAGAGTGGCTGCAAAACAACATTAAGATCTCTATCGACAACATCCGAGCATCTTCAAATGACAACGATCCATATGGAACTTTCGATGTCGTCGTTCGGTCTGTGTCTGACTCAGACTTGGGCCAAGTTGTTCTAGAGAGGTTCTCTAATTGTTCTTTGGACAGAAAATCCATGGATTATGTCGCTGTTAAGGTTGGAGATACATACAGAAAATGGGACGAAGGCGAGAAGAGATATCGAGAATATGGTGATTACCCAAATCAGTCAAGATACATCCGTGTCGTCCTGGGTTCTAAGGTTTCTAACAACGCCCTGACTGTCGGAACAGAGACGCTACCATTTGGTGTCTACGGCCCGCCACGATTCAAGAGCTTTGCGTTTGGTAGCGGTACAACTACTACACAAGCCAAAGACTCTGGAAGCTATATTTTGGGTGACGGAAACATCCCACAAGTACGCCATCGCGCTGACAGCAAGTTCATGTATGTTGGATCCGGATCAGCTAGTGATTTTGGGGAGATTAAAATAAGCTACCCTGCTGTCGCAACGCGTTCAACGGCAACACAAGATGCCGCCGGCCCACTGACCAATGCATATTTCGGACTTCACACTGGAAAGTCCAACTCAGTTACCAATGCAGATCCTGGATACGGAGAATATCTCCGCGCCATGGGCGCAGATGTTATTTCTGATTCATCATGGACAGACACATTCGGAGAGAGCGGCTATGGAACTGGCTTAGAAGAGCAGTGGATTTTCACTCTCGACGAGATTGTTTTGACATCAGGTTCTTCTACTTTCGACACATCCAAGCCTACAACTGGAATCTCTGAGGCAACTTGGACTTCTGGCTCTTATAAAGACGGGACCTCTTGGAATGCTAAGAATGCTTTGGCTCTTGGCGCAACTCGCTACAAGAACATCCTCGAATCTAAGTGTAATCGATTCACCTCGCCAATGTTTGGCGGCTTCGACGGACTTGATATCGTGGAGAGAGATCCTTTCCGAAACACAAGGATCGATGACAGCACAGATGAGACTGCAAACTATACTTACCACACGATCAAAAGAGCAATTGACACGGTTGCGGATCCAGAGGTGCTTTCATGTAACTTAATTTCTGTGCCCGGCATCACAAACGAGAGCATTACGAAATATCTGATTGACACCGCTCAAGGCAGAGCAGATTGTCTCGCAATCATTGATGTTAAGGGAGGCTTCCAGCCTCGTCATGAGAGCAGCGCTGCAATTGCATCCAGACAGGGAAGCTTGGACAGTGTTCTCACGAACATCAAGGCTCGTAATCTGAACAATAGCTATGGCTGTGCCTACTATCCATGGGTTACTATCCGTGATGACATCAATAGCTCTTTTGTCAAGGCGCCACCATCAGTTGTCGCCATGGGCGTCATGGCAAGCACGGAAAGAAAGGCAGATGTCTGGTTCGCGCCTGCCGGTTTCAATCGGGGCGGCCTATCACAGGGGGCAGGCGGAATCGCCGTTCTCAGTGTTGAGACAAAGCTGACTTCTCGTAACCGAGATGATCTCTATGATGTAAACATTAACCCAATCGCAAGCTTCCCATCGGAGGGTATTGTGGTCTTCGGACAGAAAACTCTTCAGTCAACGCAATCAGCGCTTGATAGAATCAATGTCCGCCGATTGCTGATTTACGCGAAGAAAGGAATCTCTCAGATTGCTTCAACCACGCTCTTCCAGCCCAATGTTAGGGACACCTGGAACGCGTTCAAGGGCAGAGCAGAGAATTTCTTGGGCGATTTGAAAGTTCGATACGGCGTCGATGACTTCAAGGTTGTCCTTGACGAGACCACAACCACGCCTGATCTGGTCGACCGCAACATCATGTATGCCAAGATCTTTATCAAGCCAACCCGCGCTATCGAGTTCATCGCAATCGACTTCATCATCACAAGGTCAGGAGCTTCGTTCGAGGACTAGCGAAAACAAGGGGAGCTTTTGTTCCCTGATACTATTTATTAATGAAAGACACTAAGGAGAAAACATAAGATGGCGATTCAAGGCGGAAATAAGGGAACCTTTTGGACCCAATCTCCAGCAAAAGATCCTAAGAGAGCTTTTAGGTTTAAGGTTCAATTTGGGCAATCTGGGGTTCTGTGGTATGCGAAGACCGCTGCTCGACCAACACTATCTTTTTCGGAGGCTACGCACAGCTATCTGAATCACACCTACTATTGGCCAGGAAGGGCAGAGTGGAGTGAGGTGGAAATTGTTTTTATCGATCCCGTTGATCCGGATTTGAGCACTGATTTGATTGGTTCTCTCGCAGCAGCAGGGTATAAGATCCCAGCCGGCACTCAAACATCTGAGCTTACTTCTATGTCTAAAGCAACCGCTACTCAAGCTCTAGGCCCCAGCGCCGACTCTAATGATGTTCAAGTTATGATGATCGATGAAGAGGGAAATGAATTGGAAGTTTGGACGCTCAAACATGCATGGCTCAAGTCAGTCGCCTTCAGCGGGTTAGATTATTCTAGTGACGACATGTCTGACATCACCTGCACTTTCCGCTATGATTGGGCTCAATATGAGAGCATCAGAGACGGCAGATCACAGGGCACAATATTCGGCATCGGCGGATAGTAGGAGTTCCTGATGTCCGACGATAGCGTCACTTTCTGGACAAACGGTGTCAGCGATCCAGCTTTTCAATGGCGCTTTCGTGTTACGCACCAAGGAGAATTTCTTTGGTGGGCAAAGACCTGCGACAAGCCAAAGGTAAACATCCCTGTTCTTGGAAAGGATGAATATTATCTGGGCTCTTGCCTTCCCGACACAAGGCCGGGAGAGATACTTGATTATCAGCCGTTAACGATGACGCTGGTTGACCCAGATTCTGGCGAACAAGGAACAGGCACAGGCCTGCTCGCTAGCACGCTGATGGCCAGCTTGTGCGGTGGCGGCCCAAGGATCGATCCTGATCTTTTTATGGGGGTATGGGATGGTCTTACAATAGAAGTAATTGGCGCGGATGGAGAGGCCCATGAGACCTGGGTGCTTAACGATCCTTTTCCAACAGCAATTGACTTTGGTTCGCTTTCTTATTCGAGCGATGATTTGGTTGAATTGACAATAACATGGGAATATTCTTCTTTTTCTGTCAACGGCCAGGGCCCCAGCACCGGCCGGCCCGAACCGAAACAAAATTTAATACTTGACGGCGCCCTGACATGATGTTATATTATAAATAAGTTTTTCTTTGAGAGGTTAACATGAGAGACAATAGTAAGCGAGTAGGCGCATCAGCCGATCCCGCACCACAGCAAGCTCCAATGCTGGACTTTGCAACACCAACAGAGTTGGTGGACTTGCCATCACAAGGCAGGTTTTATCCTCCGGATCATCCACTTCATGGACAAGAGACGGTTGAGATTAAATTTATGACAGCAAGAGATGAGGATATTTTAACTTCTCCATCTCTTCTAAAGAAGGGCATTGCAATTGATCGCTTTCTTCAGAATGTCATTGCAGATAAATCGATTAGAGTAGAAAGTCTTTTGTCAGGAGACAAGGCTGCTCTTATGATCGCTTCCCGTATTAATGGGTATGGTTCTGATTATGAAACCAAAATGACATGCCCGTCTTGTGAGAAAGTTGCGAAGACTACATTTGATTTGTCCGAGTTGGGCATCTATCACGGCGATGACTATGATGAGGAAGAAATTAGGCCAACGGGTAAAGGGACTTTTATCATAAAGGCGCCCAGAACCGGTTTCGATGTCGAAGTGCGCCTGATGACATCAAGGGACGAAGCACATTTAGTCCAGAAAATGAAGAAGATATCTGAGAACAGCGCAGACAACACAAGCTTTACAGATCAGCTTCGATTGACCACCGTTTCTGTTAATGGGCTAGACACCCCTGATGTCTTGAACGCTTTTATAAATGGGTGTCCCGCCGTTGACGCGAGACATATTCGAAATACATATGCAAAACTAGTCCCTGGACCAGACATGAAGCAAGGCTTTAAGTGTCCAGCATGCAGCTTTGAACAGGAGGTCGACATCCCGATGACGGTAGACTTTTTTTGGACTAACCAATGAATACATATCTGGCGTCTATGAAGAACTTTTTATTTTAAAATATCACGGCAAGTGGTCGTTTATGGAAGCATATAATCTTCCAATAACTATTCGACGATGGTTCTTGGAGCGACTTGCAAAGCAGTTTGAGGACGAACGAAAAAACCACGAAGAAGCAGCAAAAAAGGCTCGCGGCCCTCAACGCCATTAAAGGCTTTTTGGCTTTTTTCCTTTAGAAAACTATTTATACCAAGGAGAACTTTGTTGTGGCTGATAAATTTACTATAACCGAGGAAGACATTGATCGCGAGCTTGATTTGTTGGTGGAGAATCCAAATCATGGCAAGCGTTTATCTTTTATTATAACCGAAGGCGACATTGATCGTGAATTTGATTTGTTGCTTGAAAAGTGGGAAGAACCCAGCCGCTTTTCTGGCGCCTTTGATGCGCTAAAAGATCGGCGCTCTCTTGGAGATCGGGAAACCCCCGCACCAGAGGATGCCGATGCCCCGTCATCAAAGGATGGTGGCGAAGAAAAAAGTGTTTCTAAGAAAAAAGAAACAGACGAAGAGTCCATTCAGAAGCTGCAATCTTATGTGGATGACAATCAGGGCTTTCATGGAGAAGTCCTTAGTGTCCTGTCCGGCGCCAAAGACATCGATGATGTCAGAAATATGGGAGACATAGATGATATTGTTTTCCTTGCAAAAGAGATCCCTGGCCTCCCACCCCTCCCAGCCTTACAGGAGGGCGGTGACACCCTAGGGCAAGAACTTAATAAGTGGATTAAACAAAACCGCTGTGGCCACGGCGCCAGACAATTGTATCAACGACTTGAGCCGGCAAAGAAATACATTGCGCACGAATTATCCAAAGTGGAGCAGCACAAAAGGCTCGAAAAAGATCCCGCCACACAGAAAGAGCATGTCGCGCAAGCTCTGTTGAGTTTTTCTAATTTATTTAAAGGCGCGCTGAGAATTCTCAAATGCAGCAAAAAGAAGCCGCCAGAAGAAGAGGATTGCACCGGAGGTCGAAAGAAAAACGACGAGGGCGATTGCAAATGCCCTCCTGGCTATCATTGGGTGCCAGCAGGAGGCGCGCCCGAAGCCACAACCGATGAGCCTGATCGCAAGCCATTCCGCACATTAGAGGAAGTTGATGCCGCCCCCACAGGAGAGGGTGAAGTAATTCCTCCTGATGCCGAGGGGGAATGTGTTAAAGATGAGAAAGACCCATGCCCAGAGGATCAGGAAAGAAATGAAGACGGAGAGTGTGTCGACAAAGAGCCTCAAGAAAAGGTTGATGCAGAAATAGAGGTTTTTGGTTGGTCTGAAGGCTCCGGAGGGGTCACTCTCGTCGGCGGACCTAAGTATAAAGGTGGCCTCCCAGCCGACGAATGGTCAAACTTATTTGCCCCTCAGACCAGCGCATATATCGATATGTTTATTACATACATTTTTGCCTTATCGGTTATTAAGAAGGGCAATGTCATCGCCCTTGATGAGACACGGGGGGTCTCGGTGGATGATTTTTACAAAAAAGTGGTCATTTCAGCAATTGAAAGACACAAGCCAGAACTTATAACGACACTGGGCACACTAACTCTCGCTGTTGGTCCTGCGCCAACAAAGATGGCAGGAGAGGAGGGGTATGTTGATCAGCAACTAAACCTTCATCGTCAATATATTGACAAGGATAAGATCAAAGAAGTTCAGGAAGCCTATAAAAACATAGGAGAAAAACTGAAGAAAGAAAAGAAAATGTTAGAATCTAAGCCAGGTCTGGCGGCAAAATTTAACGCATTGCGCAAGCAGCACCATAAGCCCCTAAAGGATGAACTTCTTAAAGAACTTATCGGCAAAATAAATGGATTTATTGAGAAGCTGACACAAAGCGCCAGCAAGGACGAAGAGTCGACGCTGCAAGAAGGAAAGATAGTTGAAATATCTATAGATTTTAAAGAGCTTCGCTCCAAGCAGCTTGATGAAAGCTTTTTGCTTATGTTTGGAACATGGGTCAAGTGGATTTTACAGTCAATGTTTGGAACAGGACATATTCCTGGCAAAATCAAGGGAACTAAGCGAGAAATAGAATCTTTTGCGAGAACAATGGGCAGTGAAAAGAAATATATCGAAACGGCGAGGAGATTTGGCCTCGATCACCCCACAACATACAAGAACAAGGCAAAGCTTGATGCAGCATCGAGGAGTTTTGAAAAAACAACCGGCATTAAGTGGCCGTTCGAATAGGAGAGCAACTAGATGGCAAGATGG